ACCTAAATTAGTTTTTATTCTTGTAGCTACATTTTTAAATACATCAGTTTCCATAAATTTAGACGCAAAGTATCCAAATAGAGGAGATGTTTTTGATAATGCCATTGCAACTATATTTTGTTTATCTACATTAATATCTTTTGTAATACTTTTGCTATATTGTGATATTGCATCTTTACCAGTTTCAAGTGTACCAGTTGCAACATTTTTCATTCCATGTCCAACTTGATTAATTGTCTTTGTTACAGATCCAAGCATTTTTATAGTAGCGCTTTGAATTTGTTTATCCATATCAGAATCTTTACTAATACTATCTTGTTGTAATTTAATTTCATTTTGCATTCTATTAATTATAGAACTAACTTGACCTAATTCATTTAGTCGTTGTTGTTCTTCTGTAGTTTTTATTTGATCTTTATTATCAACCATAATTAATCCTCTTATATAATTATTTTAAATAACTTTTTAATGATTGGATCTTGGGGATTCATTTCTGAAAACACACAAGCAATTTCAGACATTGAAAATATTTCTTGCATTGGCATTGTATATATATTCTTTTTTCCAAATGCATTTAAATAAGCTTTATTCAATGAAGTAAATATCATATTAAAATGATTTGAATGTTTAATAAATGATTGTATATTTATTATAAATAATTTTGATGCTACCATTAAATCTGTTAGTCTTTTTATAAAGTCTTTATCTTGTAATCGTGAATCTAATGCAAATAATGAATCTAATAATTTAAATAAACTTGATAATTTTGTATTAGTATATTCTGGTCCTTTTTTCTCAAATGGTATAATAAATTTAATATAAGATACAATTTGTTTTTTATCTATTGAATCAATTACAAGATAATCTTTAAAAAATTCTGTATAAAAATCTATTAATTTAGGATAAAAAATTGTAATAAATTGAGATAATTTCTTTCCTGCTACCATATGCATACATTCATGTATAGAAGTAGATGCTATTTCATTATTTGAAGATGAACCAAATACATTAGATGAATTATCTATTAATACAATAACTTTTTTATCATCAACAATATAAAATGCCATGATATATTTACTTGTTGATCTTGATAATTTATGCTTAATAAAAGAAAGCAAATTTTTACTTTTATAACATGGTATAATATCTTCCTTATTAACTAACTTTTCAATTTCATTTGCTATATCTCTTCCTTTTGATGATTTTTTAAAAGCTAAAATATATTTCTCTTTTAAACTATCAGAAGAATAGAAAGTTATATCATTTAATGTATAAGCTGGTTTAAGATTAATTGGTGGTGCAAATATTTCTTTTAAATAGTTATCCATTTTTTATTCCCTATATATTATTGTTGATAAAATGATAATATGTCTGAAAAATCTTTTAAATTATTACCTCTATTATTATTATCAATTTGATGTTTGATAGAATTTAGTAAATCTCTATTATTTAATGTACCAGGATTTGATATATTCATATTAATAACTTCTAATAATTCTCTTGAAACACTTGCATATTTTTTTGTATCTATTAATAATGGTGGATCATATTTTCTTACGTATAAAGCACATGAAGAAGCAAGTGCAAGATCATCTCTACATCCAGTTTCAGCTTCAACTTTACCAGCTTTAGATGTAATTAATCCAATTAATTCTAATGCAAGTCTTTGTGATTTAATTGAGTTAGGATATTGTGATATATAAGAATATAAAGCATCTATCATTAAAGGTCTTGTTTTTGAATTATTTGATAATCCAGGATATACTCTTTCACCTCTTTTTTCTTTATATAACATACTTGACAAATCACCTGCATTTATACATTCAACAACTTGATTACCATATGAATTAGATTCAACTACTATTAATCCTGGATATTCTGTAGCTGCAATTATTACAACTTTAACAAAATCAAGAACTTTACATTTACCTTGATATTCCCATACTTGTTCTAATGTTTCATAATCAAATATAGCAATTGCTGATTTATCATCTCCATATTCTGAAGCTGTATCAACACCCATTATATAGAATTTATCTTTAATAGGTTCAGCAAATTTCCATATTTCACCATTATATAATTTAATTATTTCCATAGGTTCTATATGGCCATTTTGTAAATCTTCAATTGTATTAATTTCAAAGAAAGATCCTTCTGTTGGTAAAAATTTTAATTCCAATTCTTGAGCTATTCTTCTTTTATCATAATCAAATAAGGCACATTGTGTATTATACCAATCTGGATTATTAGCTAATTCTGGAATCATTTTCCAGTGAATTATAAATGGTTTAAATATATCATCATTAGCAATAGCTTTTGAATATCTTTCAAAATACCATTTACCTTTACCAACAGTTTTATTAGGCGTTGAAAGTATTATAGTACCATATGGGACATTATTTTTTTTAGCTTGTAATTGATTTGTAGATAATGCTGGCACAATTGAAGTCCAAGCTTCACTTACATAATCAACAAATGCAGCTTCGTCTATGATAAGAAAAGATATGGATTTCCCTCTTAGGGTTTTTTCGGGGGCCTTTGGATTAACTGGAGATGCATACACTTTACTACCATTAGTTAATATAAAAGATCTTTCAGTTCTTTTTGCAAATCCTCGTCCATTAAAACCTCCAGCAGGTTTTATCCAATTTGGTAATTTATCAATAAACCCTCTTACAACTCTTGCAAAATCTGTAGCTTCAGTTCCATCTTTTGATATAATTCCTATAACTACATTATCATAAAAAACAACTAACCAAGCAGCATATGCTTGAGTAATAGATGATATTCCAATTTGTCTACTTTTTAATACAAGCATATATTTATATAATTCAATATGATCTATTAATTCTATTTGTTTTCTATATGGTTTAAATAATACATCCTTTCCAGGCAATTCTAAATATATATAATTACTACAAAAATATTCAAAACTATTTTTACATTTAAAAAATTCAGCTACATATTTATTTGCTAATTTTTTAATTTGTTTTGGTTTTTTTATTTTTGTCGCCATAATAGTTTTTCCTTATTCAATTAAATAGATATTCGATTACTTCTTATAATAGAAATCACAGCTGATGATTCCCAATCTTTTATTCTATTAAATCTTATTTCACTTGTTTTTAAAATATATCTTCCAGCTATTTGACTTGAATCCACGCCTTGTGTATTAAATTCAACCGATTCTCCAACATTCATTAAATTCATAATTTTAATATTTCGTTCTATTATTATAGAAACTTCTGTTATTTCACTAACATTTTTAGATAAATTTGAATTAATAAATGTTTTTGTTAATTCATATCCTGTATCTCTTGCATATATTGTAGTTCTATAATCTTTATTTAATAATAATTTATCAAAAAATATTTTCTTACTTTTTGACATGATACCATATGATTGTATAAATTCTTCTAAATCTGTTTGTATGTTATGACTTAGTCTGTCCCGTGGTTTAACAACATGTATTAAATTTGGTGCTAAGAAAGCAAATACTGAATTACCTTCATAATTTGTGGTCGCTTCTCGTATTGTATAATAATGTTTTCCATCATTACATTTATTAATTATTTTTGTATTATTTGAATCCATTGATAATTGATATATTGTAAAAGTTTGTTTTTGTTTCATTTTATTTGTTAAATTTTTAATATTAACTATATTATCATGTGAACAAGTAAAAGCAGGAAGCCCTTCAAAAATACCAAATGTTTTATTAATATATTTTAAATTTTTATATACAGTACTTGGAGGTATTATAACTTGATCTATTAATTCTTTATTTCGTCCATTTGAATCATAATTTACTTTACTTCCAATTTTAGTTATTAAATCATTAATTATATAATCAATTTTTTTACCTGAATATACTGAATTAATATATGTATTCATTGTTTTATATGGTTGTCTTGCAACTGTAGTGATCGTAATATGAGTTCTTGTTTTTTCCATTCCCATTGAATTATTTGAAATTTCAGACAAATTCATATCAGATGATAAATATAATAATTCAAAATTAACTGTTTCCATTGGTATTTGTTCAGTTTCAAGTAAATTAATTGTAACTTTAATTGGTATTTGTCCATATATTTTTTCTAATATTACATCATTTGAATCAATAAATAATTTTAATATAAAAGTTTGATAAGGAAGATCTATCGATGTAATAATTTTAAATTCTATAAGGTCAGGAGATAAATCAATCTTACCAACTTTAATAGTAATATCAAATGTTCTACTTGGAGACCAATATTTACTTTTTTGTGTCATTTTAAAATTCCTTATCTTTTTATTTTTTTGTTCCGAAAAAAATTAAGCAAAAAAAAAGAATGGGGAGAATTAATATATTCCCCATTCTTTTTATTTTTTTACTCTATTTTCACTCTGTCGGAGGTTGTTTCTGAAGTTGTTCTAATACATTATACATTCGTGTAGGAATAACCAATACACTTTCAGCTGCATTTTCAAGTAATCTTTTTATATTTAAATTAGGCTCAAAACTACTATATGTAACAATAGCTAAAAACATTTGCCATGCAGAAGGCATTTCTCCAGTAGTAGTTGGATTTAATTCTGTTAATAATTTTGATACTTCATTTCTACGATTCTTTCCAAATTTTTCAACTAGATCTAACATATTAAACATTTGATCTTCAGTTATTTTATGTTCAAAACTACGCTCCACTATTTCAATTATATTATCCGAAAATACATTCATATATGATGCAACTGTAGAAGTCATTTCTGATGATGAATTAACAATATGTGTTTGTCTTATTTTTCCAAGATCAAATTTAAATACAATAGAATTTGATCTTGAATGAGTTGATAAACCAAATGATAAAGTTGCAGCTCGTGAACCATTATAACTATTTTCAGTTATAATAACAGGAAATATATCTCCAACTTCAGAAATTGTTTGATGTGAACTTTGTATTATAAATTCATTTCTCAAAAAAGTTTTATCATATTTTATAATTGGATTTTCAATTACATTTGCATCTCCAATTTCATTAATAGAATCTCTTATTTTTTTATTTAAAACATCATATCCCATAAATTGATATAATTCTGATAATACTCCACAATATATATATTCTTCATCATCTACTGGATGTTTTGTAAATATAGCTATTATTGGTAATATTGTATCATCTGTATTATGATTATTATTTCCTTCATCAACCATAGTTGTAACTTGTCTATATACAACTTCTGCGTATTGATCTGAATATCTATAAAATCCTTTTGAAGATATTCCTTCTAATCCCATTATTTCATACCTATCTTTAAATGGTATTCTCATTAGCATCTCCTTTTGTTATCTATCTAAATTTTTATGTGCAAAAAATCTTAAATATAAATCTCTACCATCAAAATTAAAATTGTTTATCATAGATCTTTCATCAAAAGTAAATAAATTTTCTATTTCTAAAAAATATTTTGCTCTGTATGGTGTCCATATAGAAGCATGAGGACAAAAAGGTTCATTTAATAATTCTGTAGTTAATTCAATATTATATCCTTCAAAATTATCAAAATTACCATAATTATTTTCTTCCATATTAGTTTGTTCATCTATAATTCTTTGAGACAATGTTTCGTAATTTGGAACTATTATATCAACAACACCATTAGTAGGTTGCATGATAGTTGAAACTAAATACAAAAAATATGGAACTTTTGTAAATGATACATGCTCAAGAAATCTATAAATACAAATGTAATCAAATTTTAAAATAGTATTTTCCATAAATGAAAATATATCTTCATTGCACCAAACTTTTTTTGTTTCAAAATTATCCCATTTATTAACATCATCTTCTATAACACCCATTTTAGTTTTTGAAAAATATGATGAATCTACATTAACTGTATATGTGGGACTATCATTAATTACTGATGGTTCTATTACATCTAACGGATCTATCTTTCCACCTGCTGCGTTTAATATTAACATTTCTCATTCTCCTTAGTTTTTATTTACGGAATTATTGGTTTTTCCCATTCTTTATAACGATCTTTTGAAGCTGTTATTACTGCATTTTTTGGTGATATACATTTTTTATCTATTATCATATTACCATTTACTATATCATTTAAATATATACACCATTCGTAATAATTATTTTTTACTAAATGTCGATTCTTTCTTCTAAATTTACCTATACAACAAGGCATTAATATTAAATATTTTACTTTATATGAGTTATTATAAATATTACAAATATATTCTGCTAATTCTTTACATGGATGTATTGATATTATAATTGATTCTTTTTTAAATGTTTTATTTGTTATATCATGTATATCTTTAATTAAATATTCAAATTTATTAATTCTATTCCATTCTCTATCTCTTGGACGAATATCAATTGCATATGCTTTATTTATTGGTAACATAAATGCTGAAATTGTTGATGTTAATGCATTTCCAGCACATAGATCCCATATATCATATTTATTTTTATATTTTAAAACAATTTTTTTTAATTGTTTTATTACAGCAAATGATTCTGATACTTCTTTTTCTAATTTTAAAATAGGAGATAATATATCTATAATATCATTATGACATATTAATTTTTTAAAATGTTGATAATAAATACTCATATCTCTCTCCTTAAATTTTTTATTAAAAATTTCTTACATTTTCAAATACAATACTTTTTGTAAAAGGTTTAATATAAAAATCAAAATACTTTCTACGATCAATATCATTAGTATCCATAATTCTTAATGTATGAGGATTTATTTCAACTTCTCCATAACCTTTTAGATAAACAATCATTTTATTATTTTTTATTGGAATTCCGAATAGTTTATAATTTTTTGTGTTAAAAATTTCATCTTTGATAAGTTGTAAATTATGAAATATTCGATCTCTTGTTAAATCTGTTATTTTACATAATTTAATATATATATCATCAATTTCTTTATATCTATGAGAAATACCTTTAATACTAATTTCAAAATTATTACTCAATCCAATATATTTATTTCTATCTATTGAGGTAATAAGATTTTGAAAAGTTTTTCTTCTTGTTAAAGGTATAAATCCAATATTTGTATATTTAAGTAATTTTGTAAGAATTAATCCATCGTATTGTCTTATGATAATATCATTTTCTTTAATATCATTTTCTATTATATAATTATCTATTATAGCATTTGTTGTATTTCTTAATATAGATGATATTCTTGGATTTTTTTTCATCATTATACCAATTTGTATATTTCTTTCTAATTTATTTTCTGGATCAATTCCATCTAAATCAAATCCTAAATTTTTCATAATCGTATAATGACATGCTTTTATGTCATATAAATGAACATCTCTTAAAATTAGTTTTAAATTTTTATTTAATTGCATAATGAATATTTAAGGATGATATTATTTAAATATCATCCTTAATCCCTTACTTATTTAAATATTTCAATTATAACATTATCAATTTGAATATGATGATTAATATCTATAATTCCTATTTGTCTATTTATAAACCAATCCATTACATCTCTATTGGTTTCCATATCATCTGTATTTTTGAATTGTTTATATAATATTTTATAATTTTCAAAATTAGCATTTGCATCTAATTTAGTTTTTATAGTATCAATATCAGGTGGAAGAGGAATTTCTGATATTCCTGTATCATTTTTCTTTAATCTAATAAGACTATATGGAATTAATAAGCCATCTACAATTCTACAAAATATATTTGTTAAACCTTGTCTAACTCTATAACTTTTAATTGCAATTGCTTCTTCTTCCATACGATAAATAATTTTAAATGTATTTTGACTAATTTGCATTTCAGATGCCGGTAGATCTAGTACTGGTATTACATCTGCATGATCAAATATAAAAATCTTTCTTTGATTTTCAAGGTCTTTTGTTTCATCAATTGAAATAACAATCAATTGTTTATCTGGATCAATTCCTTGAAGTGTAACTGTTGGTAATCTTAAATTTTCAAATATTTGTGTACGAATCCAAGCTGCTAAATTTGTTGTATTAATCATATTATCTACTACTGGTAGTGTTTCTATTTCTGTATCAGTTAATTCTTCTTCGGGCATTGTTTCATTTTGCTCTGTATTTTCTACATGCTCTTCTGGTATATCCAAATTTGCTGTAGAAAACATATTATCCTCAGTTTGATTTTTAACCATTTCTGATAAATTTTCTGTCATTTTAAATATCCTTTCGTTTGTTTTTAATGTTAAAAATACTTTGTTGTAGTTCTTCAATAAACATTGTTCTTGATTCACATGTATTTCCATATTTATTATATATTTCTTTTGATCTATTTTCAACTTTTAAATCATGAAATATATTATCAATTTTCTTTGATTTTTTATTATATGGAAATGAGTTTAAATATTTAAATATATGACTATTTACATAAATTTTTATTTTTCCAATCCCACTTCCAGTTAAAAACATAATATGAGAATTATAATCTCTTATTGTAGAATGTGGTTTGTATTTAGTAATTTTATATCTACACATTAATATTGCATATTGATGTCGTGCATACTCTGGAACAGAATCAATTCGTTGCCAATATTTTTCTTTTTCTTTTTTAGTCCTGAAAAACCAATCTTTCCAATCACCAAAATCATGTTCATAAAATCCAGAACCAAATTTAATTATATCACCTCGTTTCCATATTGTTTTTTCATCTGTTATAGGTTCTTTAGTATATTTATATGTATAATCATATCTTTTACTAGTACGTTCATATGATATTAATTTATTTTTCCACGGCTGAATTAATTCCATAATATATCCTTTTTATATATATTTATCTCCGTTAAATCCTTTTTGCACCCCCTTCCAATTTATTGCAATAGCTTCTGATGCATGTATACTTTCTTCATGCACACATTTAACAATCCAATCATTAATATCAGTAAAATTATTTAATGATTTTGAAATTATTCTTATTGCATCTTCTACAAACATTGGATTGTTAGCTGCAACTTCAGCTATAGCTTGTTCATCCATTCTTTTTATAATCGGATATGGTAATGTTTTAATATTATTTTCAACTTCTGAAATAATATCCTCTAGCCAAATATATTTTGATTTTTTTCCTTCAATTAATATATCTGCAAATGATCTTTGATTATGAGGAAATCCAACATTTCCATGTTCAGCTAAATGTTTACATAATTCTGCTGAACATGGACAATAACTTGCATATTGAATTTTTACTCCTTGAAAAAATTTAAAATAATTATTTGAAAATAATTGTCCTTCAAATCTACACTTATAATATAAAGGAAAACTATTATCTGATTTAATAGAATTTTTAAGAATTGGTAATAGAAATTCAAATTTAATATAACTCTCATTTGTTTCTACATTTTTTTGTATGTCTTGAAGAATTAATTTAATTAATTTATTTTTTAGTGGTAAATCCAAATATGGTTTTAAAGTTAATAATAACCGAGACATTGAAATACCTTTAATATCTTCATTTAAATTAGTTCTTATTGAAACTTTTGCAGTTAACTTATGAAAACCTCCTTTTTTTAGTTCTATATTAAAAGGAACTATAATATTTTCAACTCCAACTTGTCTAATTGGAATTGATATATTAGGCGTTGAACATTGTATATCTGGTAGTTCACTCATATTACTTCTTACCTCCTTTTAACTTTTAACTCCTAATACAGTTAAATATGCATTTAACAATTTAACAGATTCAGGTGTATTATTAATATT